TCACGTCAGCTCTCGCATCTTCGCAACTGCACGGTCTGTCTTGGCGGTGCGCTGGCTTTTGCTGAAACCGTCTTCCAACTCGGCTAGATCACGCTGCACGTTGGAGGCGATGTCCTTGATGAAGTCCATTTCCGACTTAATGCGCCGGTCCAGTTCTCCGGAAATCCCGGAACACTGCCCGCCCCCTGGCAGCGGCGATGCGGGGGCGGCTGCTAGGTCGGCACAGACAGCAACCATGAGACGACCATTGGGAGATTCTGGATCAAACTCCTTGGTGTCCTGTCGCGTCTCATAGCCAAACGACGGAGCGAGGCGCTCGTATGTCTCGTGAAAGCGGGTCGCCAGGCGCAGCGCATCGGTGGGGGTTTCATTGCTCACTTCTGCGTCTCCTGCTGTAGGGCGGCTCGGGCGGCTTTGATGACCGACCACCTGACGAATATCTGGACCTCCATGTTGAAGTTCTCGACGGTCGCGTGACCATCGCACTCATGCGGCACGGCGAACGGCTCCAACGCCTTCGCCAGCCGATCCGCTCGGGCTTCGGCTGCGGTGGCGCGGTCGTTGGCATCCGAGATCGGCGCGTAGCCTTCCTGCTCGATCTCAGCTCGGACAACGTCCCGCTGCGCACGACGGATTGACGCCACAAGCGCCTCCAACTCCGCGATCCTGGCTTGAGCGGATGCGGCGGTGACGAGTGCGTCACGACAGCGAAACAGCAACTCGCCGCGCACGTCAGCATAGCCGCGCTGCCGCCCTTCCATTTCGGCGTCGATCTCTGCGATCAGCCCCGACGTGTTCGCGTTAGAGGGGGCGGTCAGACCAGAGCCGAAGTCGTGAAGACACCCGATGCAGCGTTCAGACGGGGTTTCCGCGCCGCAACCGCCACATGATTCGTAGAGCGCGCTCATCACTCTCCCCCTTCCTTCGCGGCGGTCGATTCCAGGGCGGCGAGGGCTTCGCGCAGGGCGTCAACCTCGGGGGTGGACGGGAGCGGCGTTCCGGCTTCACGAAGCCTGTCGCGCGCCTCATCCTCCGCCTTGAGGAACGCCTCCACCGCGATCCGCACCCTGTCGGCATCGGCGGCGGCAGCGAGACGTTGGACTGTTTGAATGTGACGGTCGAACTCGTTCCGAACAGGATCGCCCTCTTTCCTTCCCAGCTTGCCCTTCGACAAATCGTCCAGCAAAGCCTTCACGTCGGCATCGGCGGCGGGGGTCACATGGCGTAAGACGTGTTTGGCAATGAAGGAGGCCCACGCCCTGTTGTCCTCAGCACTCGTCGGCACGTCGTTCTCGTTTACATACCGCACATCGCCCTCTGCGATCAGATGAGACAAGGCGCTCTCACTGATGCAGGCGGCGGGGGTCGGGGATGGGTGGGCGCTTGGCGCGCAGATCAAAGCCGCAAGAACCATGCGAGCGCCGTTAGCGAAATCGCTGTCAGGTCCGTGCTGTGCAGCAATCGTTTGTGTGCAGCGACGGGCGAGAGCGATGGCGCTATCCCCCGCCGCCCCTTCGTCCTGAGCCTCGGCTCGGGCGGGGGTGGTGCGTCGGTCGTATAGGTATGAGCAGGCCTCGTCGGTTGCTTTCTGGCGAATGTCTTTCGACAGCGTTTGTGCGATCACCAGATTGTCCAGCAACACGCGCAAGGTTTCGCTATCCCCCTGCTGGCCTCCCAAGGCGAGGGGGCTGGTGGATAAGAGGGCGAGGCGATGTATACGAGACGCGGCCTGACGCATGGTTGCCGCCCAATCTTGCCACTGGTTGTCGTCTGCCTCTTCGGACACGCGATCCAAGGCGTCAGCGTCTTCTAGCGCCAGACGCACCGCCTCCCGCGTCTCTCCGCTCGGTTGGGGGCGGAGGTCTGTCGATCCGCAGTAGCAATGCGCCATTTCGTCAGATGCTGAGGTCTTTCCCCAGCACTTCGGACCATGCTCCCGCGTCTCTCCGCTCGTTTGGGGGTGGAGGGCGGCAATAGCGGCGTCGGCAGCAGGGCCAGGGTGCAGGTCGTGAGGCCATCCCTTTGACCGCTGCAATGCCGCCTTCAGGTTCTCCCGCTCCGACCCGCTCGCTTCGACCGGAGCGGTGGGGGCGGACAGATGGTCGATGGTTGCGTTGATCTCATGAACCATGACCATGGCGGCGTTTGGTTCTGACGTGCCGTAATCCCCGTCGATCACATCAGAAAATCGATCAATGAAGTCACGCGCATCGGAAAGCATATCGATAGCAGCCGTCAGCGGGCCGGGTGTGGGGGCTTGGGTCACGAGCGATGCTCCTGGTTCTGGCTGTTTGCGGGGCTGTCTTCTCCGATGGGGCGGGTGCTGTTCGAGGTCATGACTTCGGGCAGCCGATCCAGGCCGACGAGGTGGATGCCGAGCGTCACGGCCTGAAGTTCAGCGATCAGCCGCGCGTTGTTGGGTTGTCCCTGCTTCTCCCCCATCAGACGCGGGCCTCCGATTGGGCGCGGAGCAATGCGATGATTAGAGCCAAAGCCGCGTTCTGTGCGACGACTTGCGCCATGGCCGGGTCGCAGGGACCGACGTCGTCGATGACGACCTGCGCCGATCCCGCCAGGCAGATGTTGATGTTGATCGGGCCTCTCTGCTCCAGCGTCCAGTTGGCGAGCGCCATGGCTGAATCGATGGACCCCTTGAGAGCGTCCCAACAGCATTGCTTCCAGTCCGTCTCCGGCGTGTCTTCAAGACCGAGCGCCCTCTGCAACGCCACGGCCTCGCGCTCAAAAATGATGCCGGTGGAAACAGCCCCTTCCAGCTTCTCGATCAGCGATGTGATGGTCTCAGGCATGGACGCCCTCCGCTTTCTTGGCGGCGGCGCGCTCATGGATGAGCGATCGGACGTTCACCCCCAGAGGCGTCAGCTTCATGAAGCCGGCGCGCCCGTTCGGACTCGTGATTTCCAGATAGAACATGGCCTTATCCCGGAGGCTGCGCAGCGTGGAGCGCGTTACGTCTCCGACGTAGCCGGCAGCCACGTGCCGACGCTCGGCCTTGGTCAGTCCGCGCAAAGCGGCGACGACATGAACGCCCCCTGGTTCCCAGCCCGTTTTTTGCGATGTGATGGTCTGGTCAGACATCAGGCGGCTCCAAGAAGCGATTGCTGAACCGGCTTCGTGACCGGCTCTGTGAACAGACGCGGCTGAGCGAAAGCCTGCTCGATGCGGCGACATGCGATGTCGAAGAACTTCGGCTTGATCTCGCAGCCGATCAACGGGCGCCCCTCAAGGGTGCAAGCGACGCCCGTAGATCCAGAGCCCATGAACGGATCGCAGATCACGCCAAAAGGCAGACTCTGCAGCAGCAGACGCAGCAGGCCGACCGGCTTCTCGTTCGGGTGCTGGCGGCCGTTCTTCGCCATCGACTGGACTGGCGGGTGATAGATGACGGCACCCTTGTTCCGGGTTCCAACGAAGCCTTTGCCGACGACGTGGATCTCTTCCGTCGACGGCTTCCAAGGTAGGCTGAGATCGCCCATGCCGAGCGCCGGACCCTTGTCCCAGGTCAGTACCATCTTGCAGCCTGGCGTCACCGCCTTAGAGCGGGCGCCGAACACGAGCATAGGAACGGCGCCCAGCAGCTCGACAGCTGCGTCGCGGGCATCGGTGTTATGGTCGTTGGCGATGGTGCGGTCTTCGCCCCACAGGTCATCCGTCGCGTAACCGCTGGCGTAGGCGATGCCGATCGGCGGATCGAACAAAGCAGCGTCGACGGTGAGAGCGGGCAACACCTCGCGACAATCTCCCAGGATCAGTCGACAGTCGCCAATGACTTCCTCGCGGTAAGCCATCCTCTAGCCCTCCCTGTTGGAGGAAGAGGCGGCATAGGCGCAAATGATGGGCATTGCGGGCTCGTCGGTGGTGTAGGCGGCGTGGAGGTCGCGGCAGAAGTCGGCGACGCGGTCACCGAGGCCGAGGCGGTCCCAGAACTTGCGCTGCCCGCCTGTGTCGCAGCTGTTCGCCGCGTGACGATGGTGCCAAGCGCAGAGGGGCGCGCACCGGTGGTCGTGGACGCGAGGGCCGAGGCCCCCTTCCCTCCACCCCCTCGACGCGATGGCCAGCTTCTGGTGCGCGGCCTCGATCGGGCCGGGTTGAGCCGGCCGGCCCTCGATCAGGCAGGCGATGCAGTCGGTGTCGACGTGCAGCCAGGTCATGAAGCCCGGATCCAGTTGACGCGGGTCGCGCTGGCCCTGGGCCTCGGGCTTGAATGAGCGCAGGCGCATGCCCGGCTTGAAGGTGCGGGTTCGCGCGGCCTTCTTCTCGGCCTGTAGGCGTCGAAGGTCAGCGTCGATCTGCCAGAGAGGACGTCCCATCAGGCGGCCCTGTTCGGCATAGGTGCGTCATCGTTCGCCGGCGACGTCACGCCGGTCAGCAGACGACGGCGCTCCTGTTCGCCCTCCTTCGTCAGCCTGACGTGGAAGGGTCGAGCAGGCACGTTGCGTGCGGGCCATGGCGGGGCCGCCTGCAATGTCGAGAGCAAGCCCTGCTCGATCATGTTGAGGACCAAGGCTTCAGAGAAGGCAGTACGTTCCCGGCCCGGCTCCGGCTCGTCGAAGGTGACCCGAAAGGGCTGGCCTGCGAAGGCCGCGCGCTGAAGCGAGCGATTGCCGTTCAAGGCCGTCAGCACTTCGGCCTGGGCGGTGGTGATGATGCGGTAATCGCGGATCATGCCGCAGCCGCCTGATCGAATGTGACCTGATAGGCGTCGTTCAGCGCCTTGCCGATCTGGGCGCGCTGTTGCCAAGTGCACCACTTCAGCCCGATGGCGTTGGCGCTGGTGAGATCGGCCAACTGTGACGCGGTGGTCGCCAGCTCGATCCGGCGCAGCACGGCCGCGCTCCACGCCTTCCAGTCCGCACCCTGCAAGTCTTCAGGCAGGAACAGGATTTCGGCATAGTCCACGTCCTCGACATAGTCGGGCATGGTGTAGGGGCCCGGCGCCGCGTCGTTGGCGACGATAGCCGCAGCTTCCGGGGACGGCTTGTTCGGCGCGTCCCCGGCCCTGGCTGCTGAAGTCGTCCCATCCGTGACCCATGCCAGCGCCGCCAGCACCTTCTGAGCGAAGGCTTCATCGTCAGCGACATAGGCGGACAGATAGAGGACCGGGACGCCGGCGATCTCGTCGCTGCGTCGGCGATCAATGCGAACGGTGGTCGGGCCGAACAGGTCGATGTCCCGCTTTGGAGTCCCAACGGTGGTGATGTTGAAGTCGAGCATCAGGCCACCCACGCAGCAGCCGACCAGACCGCCCAGACGGCGATCATCAGGCAGGCGAACGGGCCGATTTGGCGAACGATAGAGAACGGGCGGACGCGCGCATCGAATGGGCGCGTCCGCGGGTCGCCAAGTTCAGCGACCATGATGGGCGGCGTGGAGATTGGCGCGCACCGCGTGCGTAAGTTAGTCGATCGGGCGGCATCGAAGAGCCGGTCAGTGGCGAGCGGATGCATAGAGGTTACCCCTCTATCGCTGCTGCTGTGTGTCGGAGTCCGGCTAGAACGGCCGCATGGCCCACCTGCGCGTTCCAGTCCGCAAGCCGCCGAACGCCTAGAATTTCGCAGACTCGCTGTTCCAGACCATAGATTTCGGCGTTGCTGAGCTTTTCCTTGCGCCCAAGGCGGAAGATGGCGCCCAAGGCAGAAAACTGGACCGCATGCTTATCGGTAGCCAAGCAGCAGGCGTCCTTACCGGGATCGGTCTGACGGCCGGCGACTATAATCGGCCCGCGGGCGGTGAAGTGCTGCGTCCAGTTCGATTGCTTCTCGATCAAATCTGCGGCTCGGCGAAGCAATGCGGCGTCGGTGATGGGCATGACGGTCTCCGTTGATGGAGACAGGTTCACATGGCTTGAACCTTTCCGTCAATAGGAAAGTTCACACGTCGTGAACCTACGTCCGGGATTGGCGTATCCTGACTGGACTCCTGTTCACGAGGCAGGAATCAGTGAGGCGTTAACGAATGGACGAGCCATGAAAATGGATCATCGGTATTGCGTCGCTCCGTTCCGCCGGCAGAAAGGCCAGCTGGAGCCTCGAGACATCGTCGAATGCGATAACGAAGACGCCGCTTTCAAACGCGGGCGTTCGATGATGGAGCGCGTCGATGGGCTGGTGTTCTTCAAGATCGAATGCGCCGAGGACGGCGATGTCTGGAGCGAAGTCGAGCTTCTGGCGACCGTGGGTGATGTTCCCAGCGAGGCAGCCTAGACTCTCCTCTTCGTTGCGCGCTTACGTCATGCTTTCAGCATGGCGGTGATTCATGAGCGTTCTGTCTTGGCTGTTTGGCAAGCCGAAAGCCCCTGTTGTGGTTTCCCCGGCGCCCAAACACACGCCTGAACGGCTTCAACCGCGCTCTGCCGTCAAGCGGGTCGTCCGGACCACAAAGTCGTTCGGCATGGAGGTCGTCGGCGAGAGCAACTATCAGGATGCCCTCATCGCGATCTGTGGAAAGCACACTCGCCTGGGCTACGACGGAGAGCACGAGGCTATGCTCGTGCTAGAACCATCCAACGCCTACGATCAGAATGCCGTAATGGTGACGATCGAGGGCCGTCGGGTCGGGTATTTACCACGCGAGCAGGCCAAGCGGGTCGGTTCTGCAATGAGATCCGCGGGTATTGAGCGCGCGATCTGCGACGCGCGCGTCCAGGGCGGCTGGCGTACCAATCAGTACGACGAGGGCCACTATGGCGTCAGGCTCGCAGCGCCTAGTCGCGGCGACGTATCATTCGCCTGAAAAACCAACGGCGGCTTCATCAGGGGCCGCTGTTTTGGTTTGAAGCGATGTCCATCCCCAGCCACGTCCCCAGAAAATGCTGAGGAAATATTAGCTGGGCACGGAGAATCAGCGATTCGCCCACATAGTGCTTTGGCAAGCCGTTGACGGCTCCTGACCCATCTGCGTGGAATAACAGCGGTTCAGAGAGCGCAGAGGTCACGAGATGATGTGCTTGCGAGCCGACGCCGAGCAGGGGACCGATAGATTTTCCGGTCGAAAAGTCCCCTGCCCGGTTCCATCGAAACCCTACCAGGAGGGCCCTTGGGCCAAAAATTCATGCACGACAAAGACACGAACGTCCAGAATAAACGACAAGATGTCGTAGCCAATCTGCCGGTCTTACGGGGTCATGCCGTCCGCAAGGATGACCAAGAGCGCATCTGTCTGAACGACATATGGCGCGCTGCCGGATCACCCGCCAACCATGAACCATCGGATTGGCGAGCCCTTCCTTCTACGAAGGGGATGCTGGCGGTTATCCGTCAAACCTCCGAAAAATCCGGGGGTTTACCGGTTTGTCCGGTAGTGGGCGTGCCGGGACGCGCCGGCGGCACTTTTGCCGATCCGCGCCTAGCCCTCGACTACGCTGAATATCTCAGCCCTGAGTTGGCCTTGGAGGTGAAGGACGTCTTTCTTCGCTACCTGGCCGCAGATGCGATCTTGTCTGATGACGTCTTGGAACGAGCGTCGCCTGAGGCAAACGAATGGGCTGGGATCCGCGCCCTGAGCCGAGCTCAGCGCCGGAAGTACACCGACTCCCTTCAGGCCCATGGCGTGAAGGGCGGTCGCGACTACGCCGCCTGCTCCGACACCCTATACCTTGGCTTGTTTGATAAGCGAGCTGCAGCGCTGAAGGACAGCAAGGGCATCGCCAAGAAGGCAAGCCTGCGCGATCACCTATCGACAGACGAGCTCGCCTACGTCGTCGCCGGAGAAACCCTTGCGCGCGAGCGGATCGACGAAGAAGGGGCTGATGGAGGCGAGGCGTGTCGGATCGCCACTCAGCGATCGGCACAAAACCTTCGGCGCGGGATGGAAATGGATCGCGCGGATAGGCGCGGTCGTACCGGCCTCCCGGCGAACGAAAACCTGAAGCCGGACAACGCGGCGTGACGATACTCGGCCCTGGCTTAGGCTGGGGCCGCCCCTCCCAGAACTATAAGGCTGTCAGCCCGCCTTGCGGCGCCCGGCTGCCGGCAAATCCTCAGCAACAGCCGTCGGTGGTGCGGCTGGGGATGCAACCTCGCTCAACACGCTCTGCACCCGTCGGATCCGCATAGCCTCTTCTGGCGGCATCAGCAGCTCGTGCGGCGCGATGTTCAACAGCGCCGCGATCTCATCGATGTGATCGCGGCGGTAGGGCTGGAGACCGTGCCAAAGCCTATTGGCCGTATTCTTCGGATAACCCAGCTGCTTCACGAGGTCGTTCTGCTTGAGCCCTTGGGTGGCGAACCACTCATGCAGATACCAGTCGTGCTGCGGCGCTTTTTCCATGTTCACATGATGCGAACTTGAAAACAGAAAGTCGCCCGCCAGCATGTGAACCTTTCGGATTGACGTAAGGTTCAAACCATGTGAACTTTGGGCATGGACTTCGCTCAGCATCGAAAAGATCGCGGATTGTCGCTGGAGCAGACAGCCGTCGCCCTTGGGCTGGCGCCGACCAGCAAAGGCTGGCTGAGCGAGATCGAGAACGGGAAAAGGGATGCGTCCCTGCGTTTGGCCCTGAAAATCGAGCGGTGGTCCGCGGGCGTCGTGCCGGCATCGTCGGTGTGCGCCGAGCTTCGCGCCGCGAATGACGCCGGCCCTTCTGCGGAGGCTGCATAGATGGCCTTCGCTCTCTCATCGCGCGGGCTGCGGAGCCCTCGTGCGGTGGTCCCCGCCGGGCAGTCCCCCGCCCCTCCCCCGACGCCCGGCCGGGTGTCCCATTGCTGATGCGTCGCTTCAACGCTTGGTTCGAAGACCGGCTGGCGGTCGCCATAGGCCTCGCTGCCGATCTGCGCACGGTGGTCGATCAGCCTCGCTGCGGTGGTTTTCGCCACGCCACGCCGGAAGAGGTCGCCGCCATTGGCCAGTTCTTGGACGAGCACGGCCTCACGCCCCGTTCCGCGACCATCGTGCCCTTCCCCATCGCCAACGATCGTCACCCGCAATCCCCGCCTGAACCGCCCCGTCCGGCGGCCTGATCTGTCTAACCCGTCCACCCGCAACCTGTGCCGTTGCAAACCTCGGAACCCTGCAATGTCCCGCATGATCGAAACCGGAGAGGTCAAGGCGCTCTTCCGCCAGCTGGTGAAGGCCGCCGGCGGCGTCGAGGCTGCTGCCGTCGACCTGAAGATCAGCCATCAGCGCGTGTCTCACCTGCAGAACGCCAACAACGAGGACGAGCCGACCTTCCGGCAAATCCGCGTGCTGGAAGTCGCAGCGGGCGCCGCGATCGTGTCGGGCGCCCAGTTCCGCGCCATTGAGGCCCCAGCACCCGATCCCATCGCCGCCGCCGTTGTCGAGAGCGTCGCCAGCAGCGCCGCCGCCTTGCGCCTCGTCCACGATATGGATTCGGACGGCCATCGTGACGCCGCCGAGGTTCGTGCCGTTCAGGAAGCCGCGGCCCGCAATCTGCGAGAGGCGCGCGAGCTGCACGATGCCGCGGCTGGCCTGAAACCCGGTGAGGTGGCGTGATGATCGGCACCCTGCTGTCTCGTCTTCATACGGGCCTGATGGCCCTGCTGCACCGGGAGCGTCTGATCTGATGCCCTGGGCGCGGTGCAGGAACTGCGGGTGCTTCCGCGAGCCGGTGCGAGACGCCGACCTGTTTGACGCGCCTCTGCCCATGCCGGCGGTCGATGACGCTTTCGCCGCCTTCCATCGCCAATCCCAACAGCGCGAACGCAACGCCGCCGCCCGAGGCGCAGACCGCCAGGTCGGCCGGGAGCGGAGAGCGCGCCGCGACTTCACCCTCAACGCTCTACGAGGAGCCATCCCTTGCCCATGACCGTGAATGCCTCTGCCGCCTTGGCTGGCGCCGGATCGTTCGCCACGTCGCGCCGCGGCGCTGTGGCCTATGAAGAGATCGCACAGGCCCGCGCAGCGCTGGGCAGTCGCGCCACAGCCGCGCAGGTCGCCAAGATGATCGGGCGGTGCGAGGCAGACGTGCGTCCGTTCATGGCCTGCCGGTCTGAGATCGAGGCCGCGCAGGTGCTGGTCACGCTGAGGCCTGAGAGCAGGGCCGACCAGCCTTCTCGCCAAGAGCGCGCTGACCAGCATTTCACGGACCTGTGGGAGAAGGGCGTGAAGACGGCGGTATTGGCGACCCGCTTCGGTCTTTCGGACAGCGGCATCCTGCATTGGGCCTCGCGCCTTGGCCTGAAGTCCAGGGCGATCAAGAGCGACAAGGTCGTCTGGACGCCCGCACTCGACGCGATCGTCAAACGTGACTTCGTGTCCGGTGACAAGACTGCGGCCGAGGTCGCCAACGCCATTCCCGGCGCCACGAAGGCCGCCGTGATCGCCCGCGCCTTCCGCAAGGGCTGGTGCGCGCCGACCCACCAGAAGGCCGCCGCATGAACCGACACCGTCAGAACCCAGAGACTGTTGCGATCCAGCGCATCGACAGCGGCAAGCGTCGGTCAGACGACCGGGCGCGCGAGGCCCAGGTGCTGGCGCACGCCCGTGTGGCGACGGTGGTGGCGATCATGGCCGTGCCGGCGAACGACCGCGTCCGCCACATGGAAGGGATGCTGGACGCCATCAGGGAGCAGCTGACTGCGTCTCTGGATCCGGCAGGCGCCTCGTCGATCATCGCCGCAAAGGCGCAGCAGGCCATCGTTAGCGGCGTGACGGCACGCGCCAGAGCCGAACAGCTATTCCAACGGAGGGAAGCATGACCCCTCACGCCTCTACGCCGGGAGACTACGCCGCAGCCCTGCTGAAACGCGGCTATGGCGTGCAGTCGGTGGCGATGATCTGCGGCATGCACGTCGACACGGTTCGGCCCATGGAGACGCTGCGTTCTCAGCGGTCCAGCTACACGCCGCCGCCTAAGCCTCAGTCCATGCCGGTGGTCCCGGCCGCTCCGGTGGGACAGTCTCCGAGGGAGGCCTATGCCGCCATCCTAGAAGCGGTCGCGGGCCGATACGGACTGAAGCCCGAAGACCTGACCTCGAAGCGCCACACGCGCCGTTTCGCCTGGGCACGGCACGAGGCCATGGCGGTGATCAAAGACCGCTTCGGCCTGTCCCTTCCCCGCATAGGCGCTCTGTTCGGTGGTCGTGACCACACAACCGTCCTTTCAGGCATCCGCGCCTATGAGACCCGCCGCGCCTGGTGCGACGTGGTCAAGGCTATGGCGGGCTTCGCATGAGCACGGTGGTCTACATCCGCGCCCTGATGGACGCCGGTCTGTCTGCTGCTGACGCCCTGAAGGCGGCCGAGGTCTACGAAACCATGCAGCCGACCCGATCGAAGGGTGCGGAGCGGACTCGGCGGTGGAGAGAGCGTCACGCAGCGTCACAGAGCGTCACATGTGACGGTGGTGACGCCTGTGACGCCGAAACCGTCACCGATCACACCCCTTCCCTCTCCCCTTCCCCCCAGACCCCCCAACCCCACACCCATCCCCGCGACGAGACTACCCGCGCACGTGAGGGGGCCGCATCGGCGGTCGTGATCGCCCTGCCGAAACCCGCCGCTGCCGATGACTGGCCGGAGGGCGACTGCCGACGCCACGCCGATCTGCTGGCGGCCGAGGCGAATACGCACCGGCTTGATCCCAGCAAGGCCGAGGGTCTGCTGCTGACCTCGGCGCGATTGGCGGCGTGGAGGGCTGCCGGCGCGTCCTGGCAGTTCGACGTGGTCCCGACCGTGACGGCTCTGGCAGGTCGAGCCGGACGGAAGATCACCAGCTGGAAGTTCTTCGACGACGCCATCGCCCAATCCATCGCGGACAACCGAGCCGCCCTCTCAATCCCGGAAGCCAACCCCCATGCAGGCCAAGCCCATGACCGCATTTCCGCCAGCCAATCTGCCCGCCGCGAGAACCGAGACCGTGCGTCTGCCGGCGCTGACTGGGCCTCTGAGGTCATGGCTTCTCGACGAGCCCTCTGACGCTGTCGCCGAAAAGGTGATTGCCGAAAGCGAGATGCTGCGCAGCCAGGCCACGATGATGATGCCCGCTCTCCGCCAAGAAGCGCTTCGTCCGGCCTCGCATGACGACATCGTTCGGATCATCAAGAGCCGCGAACAGACGTTCGGCGATCTGCGGACCGCACGCACCGAAGTCGAATGGGCGGCGTTCTATGCCGACTATTTCGAGGCCCTGGATGGTCTGACTGCGTCGTCGATCGAAGCGGGCATGGTGGCCTATATCGCCCTGCCGGACAGCCAGTGGGCGCCGAAGCCGGGCAAGCTGGCGCACATGGCCCGCAACAGCAACGCGTGCGGCCGGTTCACTCGGGCGTACAATCGGGCGCGCGCCGCAGTGGAGAAGGCCCGCGCGCTATCGGCGCCGCCCCCATTCGTCGAGGTCGAGAAGCCGGATCCCGAGGTCGTGAAAGCCCAGCTGGCTGAGACCTTGGAGAAGCTCACGGCGCAGGACCGACTCAAACAGGCCGCGCAGAAGGCGCGCCTGAAGCCGACGCCGTCCGCTCCCCTGCCGGCCGGAAGTCACATGAGCGCAGCCATGCGCGTTAAGCTCGAGGCCGAGGGCGTGATCCGTCCCTTGGCAGACCACGACAACGACCACCATCAGGACCATGGAGCAGCCGCATGAGCCGCAAACGCAACAAGCCTCACGACCCTGCTGCTGCCGCACGGCATAAGGTCGAGAGGATGGAGAACGCCGCCGAGGTCGCGCGTTTGCGCGCTCAGCCGTCGACTGCGGTCAACGTCGATAAGCGCACAGGCCGGCTCACCGGCGCGTGGCGCCTGAACTGCTTCAACACCCTACTGCCGGCGAAGTGCCAAGAGCGCGATGCTGTCGATTGGCTGGAGGAGCTGGTGCGGACTGCAAACGGTGAGAACGCACAAGAGCGCAGGCCCGATCATGTCCGTGCATCAAACGATGGCCCGCCAGGGCAGAACATCAGCGATGCCATGATCCAAGCCAGCGTTCGGCTAGAGGTCGTGATGGAGAACATGGCGCCTCAACACGGTCGCATGCTGATGGAGCTGCTCAAGCCAGACGCCGACCTGATCACACGTTGGCGCGGTGTGGTCGAACGCTGCACAGGCGAGACACATAGCCATGCGCAGGCCGCCACAGTACGCGCCGCCTGCACATCGCTTGCCTGGGTGAGAGACAACCTTGGGCGATTGGAGAAGGCGCGCCGTGATCGTCGCCTAGCCGCTTGACGTGGCCACCGAACAGGGGGACAAAAGCCAAGGTCGCTTCGCGCGTCCAGAACATCAGCCCCGCCTCTTTCGAGCGCGGGGCTTTTCGTTGGCGCGCCTGACATCCCAACATTGCCGCACCGACCTCACGTCGTCCAGCTTCGGGACCAGGGACGTTCATCTCGACCGATCAGCGCCGGACGCGGACGGGTTATCCCGCCGTCTCCTGCGTCAAGCCAGTGGTGCGGTGCGGCCTCGGCCGTCCCTGTTTGCTGGTATGGCGGTCATTCCCGAACAGATCGTACGGAGGCGAGCATTACGCGGCTCACGCACCTCCAGCCCCGCACCAGCTTTGCGCCCGATCGACGTGCCTTCCCTACAGATCAGGCAAAGGGTCCGAAGCCGGTTCAGCAAAGCCAGCCATGGAAGGCTTGGTACAAGACGGCTCGGTGGCGTCGCCTGCGCGAGCAGGTTCTGATCCGCGACGCTTACACCTGCCAACGCACCGGCCAGGTCTGCGGCGGAAAACATCCGGCGCCAGATAGCCCTGTCGTAAACCACAAGCGACCGCACCGAGGCGATGAGCGCCTGTTCTGGGACATCGAGAACCTGGAAGTTGTGGCCAAGTCTGTTCATGACGCCGACATCCAGCGCGAGGAGCAGACCAGCCTGCATCACCGTGGGGCTTGGGACTGAGAGGGAGAGCGCGATGAGCAAGCACGGTGTGATTGGGCGCCTTGATCCTGCCGCCTGCTTCTTCGTGCGGGCCAAGAGGAAGGGTCGTGGACAGCCAGGCTTCGACGCGTGCGTGAGCGCCTCGTCTGAGGCTGATGCCATCGCCGTGGTGCGGATGCACGGGCACACTGACGCCTTTCAGATTGCCCCGACCCTCAAGGGTCCATGGCGAGAGGTCGCCGCAGCCTAGCCCCCGGGGGGCATGGAAAGTCCAGGAACATCCGTCGCTCTGAGACCGGCGGCCATCTCACGCACAGATTAAATCCCGGCTGGGAAGTTCGCGGGTGCGAACCGGGCCGGCAGGAGCCCCCATGACGGATGAAAAGAAGCCCGTCGATTGGGTAGAGATCGAGCGGGATTACCGCTCCGGAACTATGTCGATCAGGGAATTGGCAGCCTGGTACGGCATCAGCGACACGGCGATCAGGAAGCGCGCTAAGCGCGACGGCTGGGAGCGGCCGGCAGGAGCGACGGGTTCGCGCCGCGAACCAGCCCCCGAACCTGAGCAGCCCAAGGTCTATGTCGGCACGGTCCTGACGCCAGAGAACACGACGCCCGAGGCTATCGTTGGCCGAGGCCGCAACCTCGTCATGCGCATGATGGATGAGTTGGACGCGACCACGACGCGCAACGGCGAACTGGAAGCCTTGATTGTTTCATCGACGGACGAGGCCGATGCGAGCGGGCAGCGCTCGGCTCTCATGCAGGCTGTCTCGCTGAAGACGCGCTCCGATGTTCTGAAGGCGCTGGCGACCGCTGCGAAGACGCTGGCGGAATCGTCTGCGCCGCAGGGTGTGAAGAAGCAACGGCAGGAGGCTGGAGAGCGTGTAGCTAAGGGCGGCGGGAAGTTTTCGGCTCCGCCTCCTCCGCTGAGGCTCGTGCAGTAGGCCGTGGAGTGGACGACAGCTTGCCTCGACTGGCGCGATCGCATCGTCGCCAAGCGGAGCCTGATCCCGGCCCCGCTATTCGCGGATGAGGGGCGCGAAGCGCTTGAAGTGTTTAAGGCGCTGCGGATCGTGGATGCGCCCGGGCAGCCGACTTTCGGCGAGGCGTGCGAGCCTTGGGTGTTCGACTTCGTCTCGGCGATCTTCGGGGCCTACGACGCCAATAGCGGTGAGCGCCTGATCCGAGAGTTCTTTTTGCTTATCTCCAAGAAGAACAGCAAATCGACCATTGCGGCCGGCATCATGCTCACGGCGCTGATCCGCAACTGGCGCCATTCGGCCGAACTTCTGATCCTGGCCCCCACCATTGAAGTCGCTCAGAACGCCTATAAGCCAGCCCGCGACATGGTGAAGGCCGATGATGAGTTGGACGAGCTGCTGCACGTCCAGGACCACATTCGGACAATCACCCATCGCGACAACGGCGCCATGCTGAAGGTCGTGGCGGCGGACACGGATACGGTTTCCGGCAAGAAGGCCGGTCACATCTTCGTCGACGAACTCTGGGTGTTCGGCAAGCGCGCCAAGGCGGACGCCATGTTGCGAGAGGCTACGGGCGGCACGGTTTCGCGGCCCGAGGGATTCGTTATCTGGGCCAGCACCCAGGCCGACGAGGAACCGGCAGGCGTCTTCAAGACCAAGCTCGACTATTTCCGCGACGTGCGGGACGGCAAGGTCGATGACAAGCGTAGCTTGCCAGTCATCTACGAGTTCCCAGAAGCGATGGTGGAGACTGAGGCCTACCTCGTCCCCGACAATTTCTACATCACGAACCCCAATCTCGGCCGCTCGGTCAGCCGGGCATGGCTGGAGGATGAGCTCCGCAAGGTGTTGAACGCGACCGGCGGCGAGAAGCAGGTCTTTCTCGCCAAGCACCTGAATGTCGAGATCGGGCTTAAGCTGGCAAACAACCGCTGGGGCGGCGCGGACTATTGGGAAGATGCGGGCGATCAGAGCCTGACTTTAGACGAGGTCCTGACGCGCTCTGAGGTCTGCACGGTTGGGATCGATGGCGGCGGCTTGGATGACCTGTTCGGCTTGGCTGTCCTGGGACGTTGCAAAGAGACGAAGCGCTGGCTGCTGTGGACCCATGCCTGGGCGCATGACGACGTGCTCAAGCGTCGGAGCGACATCGCCAGCCGATTGCTGGACTTCAGGCGCGATGGCGACCTGACGATCAGCGAGGATCCGATGGCCCCGATCATGGAAGCGGCGGCCTACATCGAACGCGTGAAAGACACCGGGCTTCTGCCGGAGGCCGAGGCTGTCGGCATCGACCCCATTGGCGTTGCGGCTCTGGTTGATGAGTTAGAGGCACGAGGCATCGCGCCAGGGCAACAGGTGGCGATCCGGCAGGGCTTTGCTCTCTCCCCGGCGTCCTGGGGCTCTGAAATCAAGCTGAAGAACGGATCGCTGAAGCATAGCGGTCAGGCAATGATGGCCTGGTGCGTCGGAAACGCGAAGGTCGAAGTCCGGGGCGGTGCGGTGATCATCACGAAGCAGTCAGCGGGGCGCGCGAAGATTGACCCGCTGGTAGCGGCGTTCAACGCGATGATGCTGATGTCGCGCAAGCCGATGGCGAACGGGGGCGTGGATATGAACGACATTCTCGTCAACGCAGTGTTCGCCTGATGCGCCTGTGGCAACGCCTGCTAGGGCGCAAGCTCACCGCCCGCGACGGCGAGCTGTACGAAGTCTTCTCCGGTGGTGACACCTGGTCTGGTGAGGCCGTCTCCGCTCACGCTGCGATGAATCTTTCGGCCTTCTGGGCTGGAACGCGCATCACGGCCGAGACGGTGGCGAGCCTTTCTGTTGAGGTTCTGGAACGCCGCGAGGACGGCGCGCGGGTGCGGGTATCGGACCACCCCTTGCAAGCCCTGCTGGACGACAGCCCCAACGCTGATCAGACATCCATGGAGTTCTGGGAAGGGCGCGTGTTCGGCATGTGCACGACCGGAAACGGGTTCGCCGAAAAGGTCTTCAACAGCCGTGGCGGTCTTCTCGCGCTAAACCCAATGCCGGCGACGACGATGGTTGAGCGCTTGCGGGACGGGGCTCTGCGATATCGGTTCGATGATCGAGGAAAGCTGATCGATCTGCCCGAGGAGAAGGTCTTTCACCTGAAGGCGTTCGGTGACGGCGACGTTGGTATGTCGCCCGTCGAGTACGCGCGGCAGACCCTCGGCCTGGCCATCGCGTCGGAAAAAGCCGCCGGTCAGATGTTCAGCAAGGGCCTGCGCACCAAGGGCTTCTTCACCTTCCCGAACCAACTGACGGCGGAACAGCGCGCCGAGGCCCGCAAGAATTTCGCGGAACGCTACAGTCGTCCGGATGCGCCGAGCGTCGGACTGCTGGAAGGCGGGATCGATTTCAAGTCGGTCAACATTACGCCCCGAGACGCCGAACTGATCACGTCGCGGCGCTTCAACGTCGAGGAGGTCTGCCGTTGGGTCGGTGTTCCGCCCATCGTCATCGGTCACGCGGCTGAAGGTCAGACCATGTGGGGCACCGGTGTCAGTTCGATCATGCAGAGCTGGCTCACGCTGGGCTTGAGGTCTCGTCTGAAGCGCATCGAGAAGGCCATCGCAAAACGCGTGATGACACCTGCTGAACGTGAGCGTTTCAAGGTCCGCTTCAACTACGAGGACCTTCTGAGGACCGACACCGAGAGTCGATACAAGGCCCACGAAATCGCCCTGCGCGCCGGTTTCAAGAGCCGGAATGAGGTCCGCCGGATTGAGGGCGACGCCCCGGTTGAGGGCGGCGACACCATCATGACCCAGATGCAGAACGTCCCGATCACGCAGACCCAGGAGGGCGCGCAATGAGCATTCGAACCCTGCCCGAACTGACCTGTCCCGAAGGGCTAAACGGCTCCGTGCAGTTGGCCGAGAAAGCCGCCCGCATGTTTACGCCCATCGAGGCTCCGGTCATGGCGGCGGCGGATGGTTCCGACGTGATCACCATCCTGGACGTGATCGGCTACGACTGGTGGACTGGCGAGGGCGTAACCGCCAAGCGGGTATCTGCCGCGCTTCGGCAGATCGGCGCGAAGCCCGTCACCGTGCAGATCAACTCTCCCGGCGGCGACTTCTTTGAAGGGGTCACGATCTATAACCTCCTGCGCGCCCACCCGGCAAAGGTCACGGTTCAGATCGTCGGCATCGCCGCCTCGGCGGCTTCTGTGATCGCCATGGCCGCAGACGAAATCCAGATCGCCAAGCTGGGCTTCATGATGATCCACAACACGCAGTGGGGCGCGGCCGGCGACCGGCATGTGATGGCCGAAACTTCGGAAGTCATGGCGGTGTTCGACCGGGCCGCTGCCGAGATGTACGCGGATCGGACAGGCCTCGCCGCTGATGATGTCGCCAAGATGCTCGATGCGGAGACATGGTTCGGTGGTGATGGCCCCGTCGAGCAGGGCTTCGCGGACAAGGTGGTCGATTTCGACGTGCAGCCGGCCGAGGTGAAAAACGCCACGGCGGCCCTGTATCGCCTGGAGGCGGCACTTGCCTCTGGAAAGCCCATGCCGCGCTCGGAGCGCCGCAGGCTAATGAAAGAAATCCAGGATACGCCGCGCGCTGTCCTTGAGAACGCCATGCCGGGCGCTGGCGACCAGGCCGTCGATGACGGCTCCACGGACCTGAGCCTCGCTCTGGCCCGACTGAAACTGGCGCGAGCCTAACCCCTACACCGAAAGGAGGCCATCATGGCCGATGATACCAAGGACCTGCTGAAGCAGGTGTCGAACGAGCTTGTCCGCGTCTCGGACGAGTTCAGCAAGAAGGCCGAAGAGGCCATGCGCGAGGTCCAGAACGCGGGCAAGCTGTCCGAGGAGACCAAGGGCGTGGTCGATACGCTGGCGACCAAGCAGACCGAACTGGACGGCCTGGTCAATGACCTGAAGGCCCGCCTGGGCGAGGTCGAGCAGAAGGGCGCCCGTCGCGGCGGCGGCAGCGACCGTCCGCAGAGCGTCGGCGCACAGACCGTGCAAGCGCAGGCCGTCAAGGATTTCGCCGCTTCGGTTCAGGGCGGTCGCCGCATCAGCGTCCCGGTCAAGAATGCGCTGCTCAGCACCGATGTTGCTGACGGCGTGGTCGAGCCGCAGCGTCTGCCCGGCATCGACCAGATGCCGAAGCAGCGCCTCTTCATCCGAGACCTGATCGCGCCGGGCCGCACCACGTCGCCGGCGATCTTCTGGGTCCAGCAGACCGGCTTTACCAACGCCGCCGCTGTGATCGCGACGGAAGGCACCGCCAAGCCATATTCGAACATCGAGTTCGACACGAAGATCACGCCTGTCGTGACCATCGCGCACATGTTCAAGGCTTCGAAGCAAATCCTGGACGACTTCGCTCAGCTTCAATCGCTGATCGATGCCGAGATGCGCTACGGCCTGAAGTACGTCGAAGAGCAGGAAATCCTGTTCGGCGCGGGCGGCGCGGGTCATCTGGACGGCATCGTGCCGCAAGCGTCGGCCTTCGCGCCGGCCTTCGCGCCCGAGGACCGTACGCCCATCGACGATCTGCGCCTCGCCATCCTGCAAGCGGCCATCGCCCGCCTGCCGGTCACCGGCTTCGTGGTTCACCACACCGACTGGGCCAAGATCGAACTGACCAAGGACAACAACGGCGGCTACATTCTGGCGAACCCGCTTCGCCTGGCTGGCCCGACGCTGTGGGGCCGTCCGGTCGTCGAGACCGAAATTCCCGAGTTCGAGGGCGAGTTCCTGGCGGGCGCCTTCTCCACCGCCGCCCAGATTTTCGATCGGGAAGACGCCAACGTCGTCATCTCGACCGAGAACGTGGACGACTTCGAGAAGAACATGGTCTCGATCCGCTGCGAAGAGCGACTGGCCCTGGCGGTCAAGCGCCCCGAGGCGTTCGTCACCGGCGCCTTCGGCACCGCCGTCGCTCCGTAACCCTGTCCGGGGCCGGTGGAGACGCCGGCCCCGTCTCCTTGGAGGCAAACCATGAAGATCACCCTCAATCGGACCCTGCGCGTCGGCAACGCCACCATGCGGCGCGGCGCGACCGTCACCATGGGAGAGGCCAAGGCGAAACAGTTGCTTGAACGTGGCCTAGCCAATGAGGTCCGCGAGCCCAAGGCGAAGCCTGAGCCCAAGCCGAAAGCCGACTGACCATGGCGATGCTCGATGTCGTCATCCTGAGTGCGGGACCGCTTCTCACGTTGGAAGAGGCCAAGGACCACCTAAACGAGTATTCGTCGGACAGAGATGCGCTCATCGAGACCTATTCGAACGCGGCCGTGCTTTCCTGCCTGAACTACTGCGACCGTGCGATGGTCCCGATGGGGGCTGAACCGGCCTTCAAGGCGGCGGCGCTGCTGACGCTTGGCGCGCTCTACAAGACGCGGGAGTCGCTGCTGATCGGCGAGACCGTGGCGCTTAACCCGACCGTCGAAGCCATGCTGCGTCCTTACCGCACCTACAGAGCCTGAGGAGACCGCCATGCGCGTCCGCTTCACCGAGGACTTCGACTACACCCCGTCTGACGATCACCGCATCCTGATCGAATACCGCAAGGGCCATGAGTTGACCGTGAGGCGGGAGGCCGGTGAGGCCGCTGTTGCGGCCGGCAAGGCGGTCGAGATCAAGGCGCCTGTTCGAAAGTCGGACGATGCCGAAGCCTAAAGGCGCCGGTGATCTTCGTCAGCGGGTCTATTTCGAGCGCCGCGCAGAAGGATCCGACGATTACGGAAATCCGGTCCAAGACTGGGCGCCACTCGGCATAAGTCGGGCCGCCAGCCTGCTCCCAACCCGAGGCAGCGAGACGGTTCAGTCTGACCGGTTGTTAGGCCGGGTCCAATGGGACTGCTGGGTTCGGTCCGACAGCGGAACTCGCTCGCTTCAGACTGGCGATCGTATGGTCGATGCGCGGGACACAAGCCGGACCTTCAATATCGGCTTTATCGGTGACATGGACGGCGACAGAACGTGGTTGCTGATCCAGGCGGTCTCTGGCGGGGCCGATGGCTAAGGGCGGTTTGGAAGGCGTCGAGCGGCTTCAACGCAAGCTCGCGGCCATGACGCCCTCGGTTAGGAAGGCTGCTGGTCAGGAAGCGTTCCTGCAAGCCGAGGAAATGGCGGCCCAGATGCGCCGGATTGCGCCTGTGGCTGATGAAGCCAGCGGCGGTCAAAAGGTTCGAGACCACATCTTCGTTGAAGAGGGTCGTCTTGGTGATGTGTCCTACGTCGTGATCAGTGACGCCAAGGACGCCAAGGGCCGGCCGAAAGCGTCCCGCGTCGAGCTGGGCCACATCGCCGCCAACGGTCGCCAGGTCGAGCCGAGCCCCTACTTCTACCCCGTCGTCCGGTCCAGCCAACGCAAGGTCAAGCGCCGTCTGGCCAACGCCATGCGGCGCGCGATCAAGAAGGAGGCCGGGCTTTGATCGATCCTCAGCTCCCGCTCCAGGCGTCTATCGTCGCCGCTGTGAAGGCCGACGCCGAAATGACATCCCTCATCGGCGGGCGCATCTTCGACCGGGTTCCGGTAAACGCCAGCGGCATCCCGCAAGGCCCCTTCCCTTATCTGAGTTTCGGCAGCGCTGACACGACCGCAGATGACACGTCCTGCATCGGTCCCTCGGATTGCTTCATCGACCTGAATGGTTGGTCGCGCGAGGTGGGATATCCCGAAGTCAAGCGCATCGGCGCCCGCGCCGCATCGCTGCTGAACGCCAAGCTGGCTGTTCAGGGTTTCGAGGTTGTGACGCATCGTGTGGAGCGTCTTTCCTACCAGCGCGAACAGGACGGGCTCACGAGCCGGGTCATCCTGCGCCTGCGCTACGGCCTGATGAAGGCTGCTTGATCCCGTCCTAGACGGGCCATCCCGCCCCTTCTGGGGTTTCTTCGACAGAGAAAGGCATCCGATATGTCGGACGTTTTCGTGAGCGTCGTCTCGGGCGAGGAAATCCTCGTCCAGATCGGCGATGGTGCAGACCCCGAGGTCTTCGCCCATGACTGCATGATCAACGGATCACGCGGTTTCAACCGGACCGCAACCACCACGGATCAGCAGATCCCGAACTGCACCGATCCGTCCAAGCCGCCGAAGACCATGCGGCGCACGGACTCCACAGACAGCACGATCAGCGGCGAAGGTCTGCTGCACTCGGCGTCGGTCCTGGCATGGCTCAACCGGGTCGGCCAAACCATCAACTGCCGTGTCCGCAAGGCCGGCGCATTCCAAGTCGCTGGTCCCTACATTCTGACCGAGTTCAGCATCACGGGTAACGCCCGTGAATATGCGACGGCGTCGGTGACGCTGGTCCAGGCTGACGAGCCGACGATCACGGCCGGCGCCTGATGAGTCGCAGCGCCCGCATCACCGCCCCGTTTGGCGACGGCACCTATGACTTCCGGCTCGACATCGGCGGACTGGAAGAGCTTCAGGAGAAAGTCGACGCCGGGCCGGAGCAAATCTATGCCGACATCGCGTCGGGCCAGTGGCGGGTCGCCCATCTTCGGGAGACGATCCGCATTGGTCTGGTGCGGGGCGGCATGGACCCGATGCGGGCGCTTGCTCTGGTGTCTCGATATGCCGCTGAAGGCTATCTAGCCGATCTAAAGCCGCTGGCACTCAACATCATCGCCGCCTCACTGGTTGGCGCTCCCGATGAGGACAAGCCATCGGGGGAGCCCGAGGCGGGGGCGAAAGACCCCTCCCCCGCCGAAAAATCCGGTTCGCAGGGCTCTACGCCGCCGGAGCCCAAATCGGGCTCTCCCCGCGCGAAGTCCAAGAAAGCAGCCTCTGGCAGCTAGGCGAGGCGCACCGGGGCTGGAGAAAAGCCCAGGGCATCGAGGAGAAGGCGGGCGCTCCGTCGATTGAAGCGTTTGAACGCGCGACGAAGGCGGCTAGGCTCGACCCGTAAAGGGAGGATGCCATGACAGATCAAGTTCAGAGCCAAGGCGTTGGGCCGGCGGCGTCGATTGAGGATTCTGACGCAGTTCAGAACTGGGGGTCTTGGCTCGCCATTCTCGGTGTGGCGGGAGCGATAGGATCGTTCTTTTTCCCCGTGGGCGTCGAGACGGCCGGACTCTACGGCATCCCGGATGAAGTCGCGAATATCGATAAGATTGCGCTGCGCCATATGTGCATGGCTGGCTCAGTCGGTCTTTTTGTCGGGGGAAGCGCGTTGATCGGCGCGGGCCATGTCGCGAAAGCGATCCGAGTAGCGGCTAGTCGAGTCCGCCCATCTTAATCAGCGCCTCGATCCCTGCCCGCAGCGCTTCCGGTCGCGACGGCTTTGGATCGGGCTGACGTTCTATCCAGGCATCAACCTTTGCCAACTGGTCCGGCGGCACACGCACCGTGACCGGCTTGGCCCCGACGATAGGGCGCCCTCTTTTTCTGACATTAGTTATTGACGACATCACTAACTGATGTCAGAAAAGACGGGCCAAGGCAAGGACGGCAATCCCTGCCAAGGCCCTAACCGCAACGGATCGCAGGAGATCACGTCATGGCTACGGCCACCCATACCACAAGGCGGAGTCTGTTCGCCATTGCAGCTGGCGCCGCATTGCTACCCGCCCTCCCCGCCATGTCCGCTTCCGACAATGGGGCTCGTCTGCTCCACCTGGAGCGAGAAATCCAAGACATCACGGTGCGCGCGAACAACCGCGCACTAACCGACGACGAGACGAACGACCTGATTGATCAGATCGTGGAGCGAGAGGTCCAGATCGCCGAAGCGCCCTGCGACAGCCTTGATGCATTCCGCGTCAAGCTCCGCACTATCGTTCACACCTCGCTCACGGTCGGCAGCATGTACGCCATCGACTACGACGCCCTGCTCTCGGGCATGATCAGCTTCGTCGAGGGCCGTCACTGATGGCCGCCGCAGCGAAGACGAGCGGCATCGAACTGCCGCCACTGAACATCCAAACCCTGAAGCTAACCCTGATCGGCGACAGCCCTCTCATCGTCCACGCCTGGAGCCCGAAGGCGCTCAAGCAGATGGCGGACAAGCAGCAGAAGAAGGCGACGGCCGGCCGCGAGGCGAAAGACCCTTGGGCCGACTTCTGTGGCTCCATGTATTGGCTGAGCGACCGGCCGGAGAAGCCGACAGAGGAGGATGTCGAAACGGCAAGGTTCGGGTTTCCGGCTATCGCCTTCAAGGCGGCGGCGGTGACGGCCTGCACCAGCATCGGCGGCGTGACGAAGGTTGCGGCTCGCCAAGCCTTCCACGTCGAAGGCGAGATGGTGGAGATCAAGTCTCCAGCCCCGCCGTCTATGCGCGAGGATGTGACCCGCGTCGGCATGGGCGTGGCGGACCTTCGCTATCGCGGCGAATGGCAGAAGTGGGCGGTCGAGTTGCTAGTGAAGTTCAATGGCAACCTGATGTCGGCGGAACAGGTCGTCAGCCTGTTTGATACGGCAGGGTTCGCGGTCGGCGTCGGCGAATGGCGCCCCGAGCGCGACGGTCCTTATGGCCGGTTCCATGTCGCCCGCGACGGGGAGACGGTCTGATGGCCGTCCGCTATGCATGGAAGCCCGGTTCTCGGGTCCGCCTGGACCCGGAGAAGGCCGGTAAAGAAATGGAAGACGTGCGGCGTCGGAACGGCGGCGCACTCACTCCCGAGGCGCTTCTTGAGCGGGCGCGGTCGGCCAACAGCGCGGTCCACGACCATTTCGAGTGGGACGACGGCAAAGCGGCGCATCTGCACCGCATCAGCCAGGCAGGCGACCTGATCCGCGCGATCACCATCGACGTGACGCATTCCAACGTCGAGCCGCCGAAGACCATTCGAGCGTTCGTCAGCGTCGAGCGCGAGGGACAGCGATCCTACACCAGCACGGTCCACGCTCTGTCTGACGCCGACCTTCGGCGGCAAGTGGTGGCGAAGGCGTGGGCCGATCTGGAGGCGTGGCGCGAACGGCATCGAGAGCTGACCGAGTTCGCCCGCATCTTCTCCGCGATGGACGACACGAAGGTCGCGTAACGGCTCTGTTGAGGCCGGTCCTTCGGGACGAAACATGGCAGGCGTGGCTAGGCGAGGTTTGGCGTGGCCTGGTGAGGTATGTCGGGGCAGGCGAGGCAAGGCGCGGCCCGGTGCGGCGTGGCGCGGTCAGGCGCGGCATGGCAGGCATGGCTTGTCAGGGCTTGGTCGGGCAAGGCGCGGATCGGCAGGCATGGCGTGGCGTCGCAAGGCGAGCCACGGCGCGTAATGGCAAGTCAGCGCTGGCGGGGCGGTTCTTCGGAGCCGCCCTCACCTATGCAGGCTGGAGCGAAAGCCGCAGCCCAAGCGCCTTCGTCACCTTGACGATGCTGTCCAGGCTGGGATTTCCACCCTCCCCCAGCGCCTTATAGAGCGCCTGCCGGGAGAGGCCGGTTTCCTTCGCCACAGCGGTCATGCCCTTGGCGCGGGCGACCACGCCGAGGGCATCCGCGATTTCAGCGGTGTCACCGTCAGAGAGTGCGCCTTCAAGGTAGGCGGCGATAGCTTCGGGACTGTCGAGATATTCGGCAGGATCGAAGGGGCGGGTTTCGTGGGGCATTAATCGACCTCCTTTGCCAAAGACTTGGCGTTACGAATGTCGCGGTCCTGACTGCCCTTGTCCCCGCCGCAAAGCAGGATGACCAGAACAGCGCCGCGCTGGATGAAATAGACCCGGTATCCGGGGCCGTAGGTGATGCGGAGTTCGCTGACACCCTCGCCAACCGGCTTCACGTCGCCAGGGTTGCCGAGCGCCAGACGACGGACCCGGCGAGCCACCTCGGCCTTGGCGCGCACGTCGCGCAAACCCGAAAGCCAGTCAGCGAACACTTCGGTCTGACGAACTTCGATCATGTGTCGCTTATAGGCGACGACACCCTAGACTGTCAACCAAAAGCGACAACGGAGGCATGAATGGCCGACGAAATCGAGCGCCTCCTTGTCCGCGTCGAAGCGAACGCCACCCAGTTCGAGTCCCAGATGCGGAAGCTCAACAAGAGCCTTTACGCATCGCAGGCCGAAAACCGGAAGACTCTGAACGCCATTCAGAAAGACACTGAGGCGGCCTCACGCCGCATGTTTGCTCCTATTGGGGATGGCCTCCGTAGAGAAGTCGCCAGCCTCGCTGGTGTGTTCGCGGGCCTTTTCACCACTCAACAGGTCACCCGATACGCTGACCAATATACGAGCCTGCAAAACCGCCTGAAGGCTGCTGGCCTAGAAGGGGAGAACCTCAAAAGGGTCGAGGACTCCCTCTATGAAACCGCCAATCGGAACGGTCTTCAGGTTCAGGCCACAGCTGAACTTTATCAGCGGGCTTCTCTTTCTCGCCAACGCCTCGGCGCTAGCGAGCAGCAGTTGCTGGCGCTGGTTTCCGGGACGGCAGCCGCGCTTAAGGTCCAGGGCACCTCGGCCGAGGCCGCTTCCGGCCCTCTTCTTCAGTTGGGCCAAGTGCTTGGCGGGGCGAAAGTCCAAGCCGAGGAGTATAACTCCCTGATCGACGGCCTGCCTGTTCTTCTTCAGGCGGCCGCCAAAGGATCTGATCGTTTCGGCGGCGATGTGGCAAAGCTGACGGAAGCTGTGAAGTCCGGCAGCGTCACCAGCAAAGAGTTTTTCGATGCCCTGCTGAAAGGTTTCCCTGAAATCCAGAAGCAGGCCGAGGGATCGGCGACGACTATCAGCAGCGCTCTTCAAACGCTGGACAACGAGTTTGGTCGTTACATCGGCCGGGCCGATGAAAGTTTGTCCGCGTCGCAGCGCGTCGCTCAAGGCATCCAGGGGCTCGCGGAAAACCTAGATCAGATCATTCCGATTGTCGGAATCCTGGCTGCGTTGATCGGCGGGGGTTATGTCGCCTCTCTGACGATGGCGGCGAGCCGCATGGCGATTGCGGGTGTTGGCGCCGCCCGGCTAACCGCCTTCAATATCGCCATGACGGCCAGCATGACCGGCGCCACCCGCGCCCAGGTCGCGCTCAATATGGCGATGGCGGCGAACCCTGTTGGTCTCGTCATCACAGTGGTCGCTGCTTTGGCGGCTGGCCTTTACATCTTGGCTACTCGCTACAACACGACGGCCATTGCGGCGCGGGAGCTAGACAGGGTCGTTGGGGCCGCCGACGCGGCTTTAGAGGACTATCGCAAGGCGGTTGATGCGGCCAAAAACGCGTCCAAGGCAGAGCGCGAGGAGCTGGATAAAAAAGCCCAGGCACTTCGGAACGTGACCCTTGCCAGAATCAACGACGCCAAAGTTGCCGCTCAAAAGCAGATTGATGAGGCTGTCGCTGCTCGGCAACGAGCGGATCGATCAATCGGGGACTCTGCCTCCGCTCGCTCTCGCGCCTTTGCCAATCCTAATAACGCCAACGCGGCACTGGCTGGGGGCGCCTCTGCACAGGCGAGAGCAAATATCTCGCTCGCTGTGCGAGCCAGAGAGGAAGCCGACACAGCTATCCAGTCCTACGAGCGCTTGAAAGGCGCGATGGAGGACATCGAAAATCCTCGCGGACCTGGCAGCGCTATCGCCGCACCTGCATCAACGGGTGCTGGATCGTCGGCCGGATCATCCAGCGCTGATCGCACGTCAGGCCTGCGTGAACGCCTGTCGCTTGAGGAAGACTTGGCCCGCGTTCGCGCCACTGGTGACGAGGCGGCCATCAAGCGCGAGGAAGAGCGTCAGCGGATAATCGAGGCGACTGAGCGCTACCGTGAGGCCGGCTATGCAGACGCCGAACAACGCGCCCTCAATCTGATCGCGGCGGAAAATCAAGCCGAGGATGTCGCAGAGCAGCGGGAGAAGACACAGGCGCGTATTCGCGAGGGCCTTGAACGTGAGGCCGATCTGAAACGCGCAGCGGCGGATTGGACGGAGCGCCAGCACACCGCCGAACTGGAGATCGCTCGCCTACGCGGGGACGACGCAGCCATTCGCCGGCTCGAGCGCGAAGCGGCTCTACGGCAGCGAATTGCTGAATTCGTGGAGCGCTACGGCGTTGCGGGCGTCGGCCTGGCGGTGGCTGAGCAGTTGAAGTTCGACCAAGCCCAGGCCGAAGGGGATATGAACTACGCGGCCGAGAATGCCGCGCGGACCTTCGTCGATGTTATCGCGGCCGATGATCCTTGGGAGGCGGCAGGCAATGCCTTCAAGCGCGCCGCCTTCAACAATCTGGAAGACCTGTTCTCCAACATCTTCAAGTCGTTCATATCCAACAAGGATGGCAACCTCCTCGGCTCCATCGCCTCAGGCATCGGCTCGCTGTTCAGAGGCGGCGCCCGCGCGACTGGCGGGCCAGTCACCGCAGGACGCCCCTACAAGATCAACCACAACAACCCGCAGAGCGAGTGGTTCGTCCCTGGGATGAATGGATCGGTTCTGACGCACGGGCAGATGCGCGGGCTCGAAACCGGCGGGATGCGAGCTGGTGGCGTGGTTGAGCATCGCGTCGTCGTCACGCCGGAGCGAGACAGCTTTATCACGCTCGCCACCACTGCCGCGCAGCCTGTCGCTTCGCAGGCCGCCGGCGCTGCATTTCGAGGTTCGACCATGGCCGCGCGCAAGGCAGCGCCGGCCGTTCAGGCCTCCCTCCGTCGATTAGGGACTACGCCGAATTGATGGATTACTGGCCGCGCCACCTATTCCCCGCCATGGACGTTCGCTGGCGGCTGCAGAACCGCGTCATCAGCGGCGGCATGCCCGTGATCGGGCCCGCGCGGGCCGTGGGCACGATCGGCGCCGGCCTGTGGGTCTGCGAGATGACCGGCATCTGGCTTTATCGGCCTGAGCAGTTGAAGGCTGCACGTGCGCTCGACATGATCCTCGACGGCGGTCTGACTTCTCTTGTCGTCGGATCCTGCGAGACCGCGCTCGCGCCCTGGGCTGTTCCAACCGATCCGGTCCCGCATTCGGATGGGTCGCCATTTTCGGATGAGACCCTATACGCCGGCGCGGCGCCGACCGGGACGGTGGTCGCGGCCGCCGCTCTGAGAGCCACTAGCCTCCAGATCGAACTTCCCACGGGCGCCACCCTGACCGGCGGAGAGGCCTTTTCCATCCGGCACCCCAACAAGGGCGAGCGGCGCTACCAGGTTGCTCGCGTCAACGGTGACGTGGTGACTTTCCGGCCCGAACTCCGAGAAGCGGTGACGGGCGGCACAGAGGTTCACTTCGCCGACGTCGGCTGCGTTATGCGGCTTGCGAACCCCGACGAGTTTCTTTCGGCGATCCGGGCGGGCGCCACGGCAGACCTGGCTCCGGTCTTCGTGGAGGCCTTCTGATGCTCCCTGAGCGCCCCCTTCACGAACCGACCGCAGCGGAGATCAAGGAGAGCCTTCGTCACCTTGAAGACCGTATCCTAGAAGCCACCCAGCCAAACGTTCGTAGTGCTGCGCAATGCCTTCGCCGAGTTTGGCCTTTTCGTCATCTTCGGTGCCCTCTCGGATGCGGCGGGCGGTAGTCACCAACACGTCGGCTCCCTCTTGAGCTGTCAAAACCTTCTTCTCGATCAGCTTGGACAGGGTCGCGTGCAGCCCCATCGCATTAGCTGATCCAAATACCGCGGCAATCTTCGCTGGTTCCATTCGTGAGCCCTCCAAAAACTGGAGGAGGCTGACGGCATCTCGTTCAATCTGTCGAGTCAGGAGGCGTCATGCTCCCCGAACAGGCCGCCGCCATGTCCGCGCTGGGCGCGCCCCGATACGCCCTCTTCTTCCTGATGAAGACGAAGACCGGCTATGTCAGGGCGTGGCTGGGGGTTGGCGATTACGACCTGCCGGCGGATGACGTCGACCCGACGGGCGGGACGTACCTGGGCATAGGCCTGGTCGGGGAAATCCCGGCCCTGCGGCAGTTGGTCGGCGGGCTGGCCGAGCGGGTAGAGTTCACGCTGAACGGTGCGGACGAGACGACGTTCAGCCTGGCCGACGACGAAGCGGACGAGGTGCGTGGCGCCATCGTCAACGTCGGGATCATCTTCTTCGACGAGAACTGGCAGGCGGTCGATGTGATCGCGTGGCTATGGGACGGGACGGCGGATGTGCCGGCCGTCGACCGGAACGCCACGGACAGCGAGATCACCCGCCGCGTTACGCTGTCGGTCGCTTCGGGCTTCACCGACCGGACCCGGCCGCAACTGGCGTTCTATACCCCTGCGGATCAGAAGCGCCGAAGCCCGACCGACACCTTCTGCGACCGCGTCCCGCTCTACACCCAGGAGAGCACGATCGTCTGGCCGGCGCCGGGCTGATGCTGGACGCCTTTCTGGAGCGCATGGCCTGTCGCGCCTTTGACGACGGGGCGGCGGATTGCGGCCTGTCGCTGGCGGATTGGGTCATGGTGGCGCGGGGCTGCGTTGACCCGGCGGCGCATCTCAGGGGCCGATACAGCACCCCGCTGGGCCGTGAGCGCCTGCTGCGCCGTCTCGGTGGCATGGAGGCGGTCGTGGCGGGTTGCGCCGCCCATGCGGGCCTGAACGAAGCCGCAGAGCCCCAACGCGGCGACGTCGGAGTGATCGAGCATGGCGAGCGCCAGTACGGCGCCATCTGCCTCGGCGAGCGATGGGCCCTGCAGGGCGATGGATTGGTGACGCTGGTTCCTGACCGGGTCGTCAGGGCGTGGAGGGTCTGAATGCCGCAAGCCATTCCGGCCGCCGCAGCCGCCTTCGCCAACTGGGCCTTCGCCGCGACAGGCTTGGCCTATGGTGGCGCGGCCCACGCTATCGTGACGGCGACGCTGTACTACGGCGCCCAGGCTGCGCTCTACACGGCCGTCAGCATGGGGCTGAGCGCCGTCGCCCAGGCCCAGGTTCCCGACCCCGAAGGCCAGAAGCTGCCCCGCAAGCAGGCTCGGCCGATCCGGGTCCATGCCGTCGGCGGCGGGTCGCGGATGTCCGGGGCCTACATGCTGAGGGAGGCCGTCGGCAACAAGTACGGCGCCGTGCTGTCGGTGTGCGAAGGGCGGTTGGCCTCGATCTCCGCCGTCTATGAGCACGACAACCTCGTCACCCGGGACAGCGACGGCTGGGTCCAGGGCATGGCGGGCGAGCAGTTCGGGTCCGGCGACCTGTTGCGGATCCAGACCCGGCTGGGCGCCCCGACCGAGACCCACTACTCGATGCTGACGCCGGACTTCGGCTCGTACTGGCCCACGTCCTCGCGCGGCGACGGCATCGCCTCGGTCGGCATCTTCGCCCAGCACCGTTCGCGCGAGAGCTTCGCCCGGCATTTCCCGAACGGCGAGCCGTCAGTTTCCATCGTCGGAACGCCCGTCTGCTACGACTGGCGGGACGGAACCCAGAGCCGGACCGACCCCGCTTCGTGGAAGGCCTGTTCCAACCCGGTCGTCTGGCTGGTCTTCGTCGAATGGTATCGGCACGGCCGCAGCTGGGACCGCTGCATCGCCCCGGTCCTTGATGACCTGACGGACGAGGCGGACTATTGCGACGAGGTCGTGACCCGCAACGGCGTCACGGAGGCCCGCTACCGCTGCGCCGGCAACTATCCGGTCAACACCGAACCCCAGGCGGTGCGTGAGGCCCTGCTGGCCACCTTTGACGGCTGGCTGTCGATCGACGGCCGAGGGCGGATGATCGTCAAGTCCGGCCGCTACGTCGAGCCGACATTCGTCCTGACCGGCGAGCATATCCAGGGCTATAGCTGGCGCGCCTTCCAGACCGACGAGGAAGCCTGCAACGCCCTGGTCGTGTCGTTCGTCGATCCGACGAAGGACTACACCGAAGTCGAGGCCGGGACGTACCGGGACGAGGACGACATCACCGCCCGAGGCATCGAGCGCTCCGAGCCGCTGCAACTGCCGTGGTGCCCGAGCGGTCAGCAGGCGATGGAACTGGCACGTCGCAAGATGACCCGGCTGACGGCCGAGCGCCGGGGCCAGGTCCGCACCGGCATCTATGGCCTGAACGGTCTGGGAAAGCGCTATATCCGGGTTCAGAACCCCGAGCTGCAATCCATGGCCGATGTCGTGCTGGAGGTCATGAACGTGGAGCTTGACCTGGCCAATGCGCAGGTCGTGTTCGACGTGATCAAGGCGGACACCGAGATCGACGCCGGCGAAGCCCCAGCCCCGGACGTTCCAGAGGTCGAACGCCCGCCGGTGACGCCGGGCGATCAGGAACCGGCCCGCAAGCCCATCGCCCGGTCCATTCCCTATCCGACGAGCGCGACTGTCGACACGATCACCATCACGACCTTTACCGCCACGATGGATGACGGCGCGCCCGTCGCCATCCCCGATGGCACGATCACCGGCCTGTCGGAACTGACGAGTTACGGCGTGTTCTGGAAGGACGGCGCCGGGTTCGAGTCCGAGGTCTCGCCCGCGCCCAACCACATGTCGACAGGCTCGTGGGTCTTCATCGGTTGGCAGTCTACCGAGGACGGCGCTGGTGGTTATCCGCCATCTCCCCCTCCGCCTCCCGGCTGGGGCGGCACGGGCGGCACAGCCGAGACCGTGCCCTGACCGGCCAGTCGGCCCCGGTTCCACTTTCCCTCACCTCCTGACAGTCCCGCGCGGCGGGAAGGAGCGCCCATGCCTACGACATTCGAAGCCTTGCAAAGCGCGGTCGATGCTGCCTTCCGCGACCACGCCGTCCGGGGGGTTCCAGCCTCCGGGCCCCACGAGCCGATCAAACATGAGATCAGAACGGCGCTGGCGATGATCTTGGTGGCGCTGGATGACGGCGGGTTTTCCGCGCCCGCCAACTGGGCTTCTGATCTAGCCGAGCTGGTGGGAAAGACAGAGAACATTGACGCGGTGGCGTCCGGGCTCGCTACCGTAGCCCAAGCCGTTACAAGCAGCGAGGCAGCAGCCGCGATAGCCTCGGACTCGCTCGCGTCGGCGCTGGAGATTTACGGCTCCATCTCGGCCGTTCAACAGGCCCGCGATGACGCGACCGGAGCCCTTGCAGAAATCCTTAATATCGCAGCCGAGGCGCCCGAAGCTCCGTCTGTGGTCAACAAGGTCAACCGAGATGGGTCGAACGTAGAGGCCGAAGCTTTCCGCGAGGCCATCAGCGCGGTGAGCGTGGCGCTGCTGGAGGACAAGCTGCGCCGCGGGGCGTGGGCTAAGGCGCTACAGAAGCTGCGGGCCGGCGCCGTCCAGCTCCAGGTGGCCTGCCAAGGGGACAGCCTGACCTACGGCCAGAACGACGGCGGAACCACGGGGCCGAGAGACCCCATCAATGGCAGCACGAGCCGGCGCTCCGCTGATGATTGGCCGGGCATGCTAGGCCTTGCCACATATCTGACTTGGGGAAACGTAGGGGGCGTCCCGGCCGTAAGCGTGGCCAATCTGGGCTTCCCCGGCGATACCGTCCTGGCCAGTTGGGATCGCTGGAAAGACGACAGTCGAGAGTTTGACGTCCGTTTCCTCATGCTCGGAACGAACGACAGCGGCTCTATGAGCGTCGACGCTTTTGTGGCGGGATACCGCGTCATCATCGAGGCTGCCCTCGCGCGTGGGGAAGCCGTCGCCCTCATCTCGCCCCCGAACGGGGCCGGTATTGGGAACCAGGACTACAGGGTCTTTGCCACCGCCGTCCGCGATCTGGCCTCTGAGTACGACCTGCCTTGGGCCGACGCTGAAGAAATCCTGCGCCAGTTCCGAGGCGTACCCGTCACCACCACTGATGGGATCCACCTAACCGCAGACGCCTATGCGCAGCTGGGCTGGACGCTTGCCACCATGCTCATGCCGTGGGGCAGCAGCAACTGTCTGCGGGTGGGGCCTGGGACCCGGATCGATGGCACCGACTTCGCCAGCCCTTCGGGCAACTATGACGCTCAAGCAACTTCCCGATCGGGGCGCGTCACCAATATCGCGCCAGGCAAGGCCTATGCTTTGGCCGTCTACTGTACGGAAGACGTCGTCCCCGTCATCGAAATGTGGAACAATTCCACTTCCGCCTCCAGCCTCGTCAAATACGTCGGCGGTCGGCAGGTCGGCGTGGCATACGGCGCCGGCACGGCTCAGCAACCGCTAGGCACGCACAGGAACGCCCAGACCCTTCCCGTCCTGCGGAAGGGCCTGCAACTGATCCTGCTGCACAACCAAAGCGCAGGCTATGTACAGATCGACAGTGTCCGGTTCGAGCCCGTTGGGTCATCCTTCGACACCCACAACTGGCGCTCCGTGCGAGACATGGCCGGGACGGGCGTCCTGAAGCCGGGCGTGACCGAGGGCTGGTCTTACCGGCGATCCAACGAGCGTTTCGAGAAGATCCGCTTTCTGCAGGGCCGCTTCAGGCTGGGGAGCCCTGCCTCACAGGGGATCAGCTTGTTCGCGACCAACGACACCCTGCGGGACTTCGGCGACAACAATCAGCTCACGCTGCTTCGTGTCGGGACGGCGCTTACCTTCTGGCATCTGGTTGACGGCAACTTCATAGGCGGCGGGCCGATCGTCGTTGATGACGACTGCTTCAGCGCCGCGACCGAAGACGTCGATCTCGCCATCGGCCTGAACGGCTCTACCGCCACGGCCTACGTGAACGGAGCGCAGGTCGGATCGCCTATCACCTACACTGGGAGAGCAGGCTACCCGGCCTGGCTGGTCGCGGTGCAGGATCTGACGTTTGAGTGCAAGTCCATGTCTGTGCTGGAAACGTACTAGCCCGGCGATCTACGCCAACCCAGGTTTCCGACGAAGGATGAGGTTAGCGTAGGTCGTGCCCACGATGTCGTAGTCATCGACGAGTTGGGCTGGGTATTGGGCTGGGTCCAAGCCCGTGACCTCAGAGGCTTTATAGGCCTCGAGGATCATCCAGCGGGGGCGGAAGCCGTTAGACAGAACGTCCGTTAAGATGCGCAGGTCTTCGCCTTCTGCGTCGATGGACAGGAGGCCGAAGTCGTGGGGGACGCTCTCTTGGTCCAGAAGACCCGAGAGCCTGACGACCTCGACCTCTACCTCATTAGTCACCTCGCCCCATTGCTCGGTGCTGGACCGGACCAGTGAGGAAATCTCTGGGTGGATGCCGAAGTGGAGCTTCGCTCGCCGCGGTTCATCCGAGACGGCAAGCTGATGGATGCTGAAGTCAAGCCCGTCAAAGTCCCGTTGAAGGCCATCGATCAAGCCAGGGTTTGGCTCGATCAGGACGCCCTTCCATCCAAGCGCTCTCATCAGGTCGTAACTGTTCGACCCCTGGCGCGCGTGGGCGCCGACGTCGACGACCACCCTACCGTTGTCTGGGAGATCGAACAGGTGCGGGAGAAGGACGCCGAGCTCTCCGTTCTGAGAGTGGTCCTTGATCTTGTGCGCGCCCGCCACGTGAGACTCCAGAAAGCGATCGGCCTTTCCTGCGAACTCGCCGCTGCCCAATAGAAACCGGAGCAGATCGGACAGCGCCGCCCGACCTTGTTCTAGGTCCGCCGACCAGCGCTCCAGGCTCGCCGGATCGGCAGCGCGCAGCAACACGGCTTCATAAGCATCCTCCACAAGCTGGCGAAAGAACTCGTGGGCACCGGCCGGGACAGCGTGGCTACCTTGCATGATCTTCCTCAATGCGACGCGCTGGGTCAGCAACTCTACGCTGAGCAAACAGCGCTCACATTCGCGCACTCCAGGAGTGGCCGCAAGCCGCGGGCGATGGTTAGGGCCAATCCGCCGTCGTCTCTGCCCCCCTCTTCGACAAGATGCGCAACTCCGGCTGGTCGATCGAGGCGGGGAAGGGCTTCTGCAGCGACCTCGCCAGTCTGCCCGCCTGGTTCGCCCGCACGGCGGCCGGCACACGGCTGCGGGACCAGATCGCCCGCGCCGCCATCGTTCACGACCTGATGCGGAACGACACCCGCTGGCCGAAGCTGCTGGGCGACTACGTCTTCTTCGAAGCCCTGGGCGTGGACCGGGTGCCGCTGGGCTGGCGGCTGATCGCTTGCGCCGCCGTGCTGCTGAACTTCAACCGCGACTGATCAGAGGTCTTTCGCCGGGCCGTTGGGTTCGTCCGGCGCGCCATCGAGGTCTTTGTCCTCAAAGGAGCGGCGTCGGTTGAAACCCTGGATGCCGTTCGACAGGGCGAACATCGCGCCGGCCAGAACCACAATGCCGATGAAGAACCAGATCATTCCCATGGCTCTGAAGCGTCCCGCCTGACCGCTCGGTTCCCTCCAGCCGCCCGACGGCTGTTTCACTACGGCCTGACCATCTGGAGGGGCGGATGCTCGACTTGCCTGACCCGCGCACGATCGCCGCCTTTTGGGGACTGTGTGGCGGAATGTTCTACGGCGCCCTCGGCGTCATTGCCGCTTTCAGCGCCAAGGTCGGAACGCCCGAGGCGCGCCGGCGAGCCCTCCTTGAGTTGGTGGCCGGCGCCCTGTTTGCGCCAGCTGTCGCAGAAGCGTTCACCGGCTGGGTCCTGACCGTCATTCCAGGCCTCGCCATGCCCGCCGTAGCTCTGACGCTCGGCCTCATCACTGCCCCGTATGGCCCCGGCTTCATCGAGCGGATCAAAGGGCAGATCGATAAGCGGCTGGGAGGTCGCGAACAATGACCCTGCAAGAAGCCATCGCCCTCTATTCCGGCCTGACATACATCGCAGCCGCAGCCGTATGCGTGCCGATCATCAAGGTGTTGGGTCCGCTGTTTCCTTCGCGGATCACGGCACCGCTGCCCTTCATCATCTGCGGCGCCGTCTACATGGGCGTGCTGTTCTTCCGGGGGGTGACGATCCTGTTCCCTGGGCAGGTCGTGACGCTTTCAGCCATCAGCTGGGTGTCGCCGCTGAAGGCTACGGCTGATCTGATACTGATGCTGTTCATCCTCGACTATGTGCTGCGTAAGCGCTCGCCGCCCGCGTTGATCCAGCGGATGATCGAGATGGCGAAAAGGTCGGGAGTTTCGGATCGGGACGCCATACGCATGGCCTTCGAGGCGCCAGCAATGGCCGTCGCTGACCTTCCCGCCAGCCAAGACCCGAACCACCCGCAAGTCGGGCGCCGCTGGCTTCGGCTGGCCATGTTGGGCGGCGCTATCATCGTGCTTGCGAGCCTCCTCCTACTGATGACGCTCAACAGCGCCGCAAACGCGGGCTGACGCCGGCCTCTCGGCCACCCCCAAAATCTGGAGATTGCTCATGAGCGACCGGGCTCTATTCGACGTCGTGCGCGCCATCGCGGGTCGCGGCCTGACCCAAGCGGAAGTCAATCAGATCAAGGCAGCGATCCCGGCGCCGTCACTTGCGGCGATCGGTGAGATCGATCCGAACGACATGGCCCTGATCCGCGAGCTGGAGCGTGACGAAGGCCGGGTGCTTCATGCCTATCAGGACAGCCTTGGGTTTTGGACGATCGGCATCGGCCGTCTGATCGACAAGCGGAAGGGCGGCGGCATCTCGAATGAGGAAGCCGACCTGCTGAAGCGCAATGATATCGCCCGCTTCAAGCGCGACCTGGACCGGGTGGCGCCGTGGTGGCGGACGGCTGATCCGGTGCGCCAGCGCGCGATCCAGAACATCGCCTTCAACCTTGGGGCAGATGGCCTCGTCGAGAAGTGGCCCAATACCGTGGCCCTTATGAAGGCCGGCCGCTGGCGCGAGGCGGCCGCCGCGATCCGGGCAAACAAGGTGTGGGTTGGACAGGTGAAGGGCCGCGCCGAACGGATCGCCCAGCAGATCGAAAGCGGCGGCGCCGGATGATCGCCGCCCTCGCCCTCCTCCGCTCCGTCCCCCGCCTTCTTAATCCAACCGGCTGGCTGATCGTGGCCATCGTCGCCGCCTTCGTCCTGACCGGAGCCTACTGCTCTCACAGAGGCGCACAGGGCGAACGCGACCGACAGGCGGTCGAGACACAGAAGGCCGAGGCAAAGGCATCAGGCGCGCGGGAAACCGCTGCTGTCGAGCGCGAAGCCGACACGACCACCATCCGCAACCGGCAAGAGGAGAGAGACCATGCCGCTGAAGCGATCCCTGACAGCCGCCCTGATGATCGCGAGCTTAGGCGCCGCTGTCGCCAGTTGCGCGAAGCCGGTCGGAGCCTTCCCGACTGCAACGGACTTGATCGTCCAGCCCAAGCCAGTCCCGCCTGACGACGTGCTGACCAGCCGCATCGCGGGCGAGCAATACGACAACGCCGTGGAAGCCTGGGGCGAGGAAGGCTGGGCGCGGGTGTCTCGGCTCTGCCGGTTCTTCGACACCATGGGGATGCGAGGGCTGGATTGTCCGCCGCCGCCGCGACCGGGCTAGATGCCCTCGACATTATCGATCCCAGCGTCGAGCCTCGGTTCCGCTATCGAGGCCGCTCCGGGAGACCGGGGCGGCTTTCGCCGTTCCTGAAGTAAAAAACATGAGTCAGGACAATTACTTGCCCGAATCGCACAACTAGGGCATGTCTCCCAAGTTGGCGGCTTTGCTGCTGACAGACGAAAGGCCGGGGTGACAGCCCCGGCCCCTAGATGAACCGGCTGGCGGTTCGTTTTTGTGCACAGGACGCGTTATGAGTTTGTTCGGAGCCTTAGTCAAGCCGCCAGCCATATTCTCGGGACCAAAGGAGCCCGATCAATATGATGGCTGCAAACAACAACGCGCCAAGCCGTACCCTCACCTTCAATGACGCTGTTCTGGTCTGGCTTCGTCACTGGTCGGGAGAGTTCCAGAACAGGATCGCTGCCAGCTTCGACGTGAACCCCGGCCGGGTGAACGAAGTGCTCAAGCGGCGGCGTCACGTCGGAAGCGAGGAGGCCGCCAGAGAGCTTGCTCGCACGGCAGCTTGAATGTCGGGCCGTCACCCTTCGGGGTGGCGGCCTTCGTCGTTTTGATGCGCAATCTCGGCGCCGACCTAGAAATTAGCAGCTACGGGCATTTTGAGCGAAATAGCGGGAAAATCCCGTATTTACGGCGCCGTCGTTTCCGCCTTGCGGATCGCCGGTCACTGACTCATAATTCGTCTGCGAGCGGCGTGGAAAGCAGACACGCTACATTGCGCTCCCATTTTCCGGCTCTGTGGGCATGCAACCGGGCGGGAGGGGTAGGTTGAGGCTCCATCGCCCTCTCAGCCAGCCGGAGTAGCGCCCGGCCTCGCAAAGCTCCGGGGCCGTCCCAGCGTGTGATCAGCGCTGCATGGGTACAGAGCATAGCGCCCTCGGTTCACACCGGGGGCGTTTTGCTTCGTCATTCCCAATCCTCCGGCCGACCGATCCGCTTCATCGGACCTGTGGGCTTTCTATCGCCCGACCGATTTGGTGATTTCCCATCCAGAGGCACCATGTCGCCCGGATACGACCAGCCTCCAACGACGACAGCCCCGCTTAGCTCAGCCCAGCAGGCCTTGAGCGTGGCGGATGCCGCCCGCGCCCTCGCAATCGAAACGCTGATCGCGGAGCGGCGGCTGATAGAAGAGTGGCTCAAGCTAAAAGAGCAGCGACGTCGGCTCTGGTATTCTCGCGAGCCCTCTAGCCCGTGAAAGTGACGTTTCCCGGCGACGCTTTGGCGATCCGACATAGCTCCTCATTCGGCCGCATCGCTGTGCCATTCAGTGTGAGCTTTGCCCCATGGCGTAGCGCGCTCGCGAGCTGGATAAGTTCGTCAGCGGAACGCGTGTCGGCATAGATTGTGATGCTGCCCCCGCAGCGCGCTAGCTCACACAGCTCGTCGATAGGTTTGCGTTGCATTGATCACTCCGAACTAAACGCGCTGATTTACCAATCAAAACCGACGCTGCAAATCCCAAGCTTGAGTGGATTAAGGGGAACTTGACGCAGCGCTTTGTGGTTATCTGGCTAGCCGATCGCAAAGTCGGCTCATGTGTTTTCCGACTGCCGCCGACCTTTCGAGGACGGCGGCTTTTGTCGTTTTGCGGACTTCCGGAACGCAGTGTCGTTGATCTGAGTTAGTTGCGCGGAGCCGGCCTGTGAGGGTGGTGGCCCGGCAATATGCGCCACCCCGCTCGGTGGGCGGTCTATTACGTTCCCTGGGTGAGACCGCCCGCCTTGATCGCCCTCGGCTCACGCCGGGGGCGTTTTGCTGTGCCCGCCCGGTATCAAGCAGCCATGGCCCCGCGCCTGATCGTAATAGTCCGAGATCGAGAACCTGACCTGTAGTGCGGCGCCCTTCGACCCGCAGGCCTTGCAGACCAGATGATGCGCGACGAGCGGTAGAGACATCGACGTGTCTAGCTTGCGCGCCGCCTCGGCTGAGACATAGCCTGTTCGGCCGCAGTTGCAGAACACGTCCAGGCCAATGCCGTCATCGACCCATGTGGAAATCGGCAGCATCATCGCGCCTGGAAGAGACCGAGGCCCAACACCATCGCCTGCCGCACAAGCCGGTCGTTCTCCTCCTTCGACACATAGGCGACGTTCGATCCCGGCCCCGGTGTCGCCGGCAAGCTGGGATGCGGCGCCGGGTTGCGCACGACGCGGGCGGCAAGCTCGGCGTCGAGACGCATCAGTTCTTCGGTTGATAGGGGTTGACCCAT